AATAATCTCACAACACTAAAATGACCATTAGCAGATGCCTGAATGAGTGCCTTTCCTTCGGAATTATCTTTCCAATCACAAAATTTTTTTGATATTAGTGACTCGGCTACGTTATAATAACCATAGGAACAAGCATGGATTAAACCAGTACCAACTTTATCATTTATGTCGTCATAATATTTATCCATCAAAAAATCTGCCACATTTTGGTGACCAGTTGCACATGCTTTTACAAAAGCTTCTCCGATATCCTCAAAAAAATAGGATCTGTTATAGAACAACAATGATTGAACCGCCACCAAACATCATTTTTCTGCCATTAACATTAGAATATTTGGTTCGATTAACCAGTTATACACATCATGTTCAATGATAAATTTAACCACTTCCAAGTGTCCATTGTCACATGCCAGGATTAAACCCTCATTGTAGAAATCAACTAGATAGTCATTCTGCTCGAATAAAAATTTGACAATGTCCAAATGACCATATTCGCATGCTAAATTTAGGACACGAGTGATGAATAGACCATCATATGTATTATTTGTATTAATCCATTGAACGACATCAAGATGACCTTTTTTGACATGCTTCTATAAAGATGGATTTACGGGCCCCAAGAGAAATCTTATCAATACTGCATATGTAATCAGCAATCACGAAATGACGTTGTCTCAAGGCTTCAAATAAACAATTGTCATAGTGACGGTAACACAAGCCTTAGCCAATTTCGACCAAAAATTGAAATAATTCCAAATTGCCACTCTCGCTTGCAGCCACTAAAACCTTCTTCCAATGAATAATTTTTTTGACATTCAACATAATTAATGTTTGAACTAATGACATATGACCGCCCAGACAAGCGCAAATAATACTTTCATTAATTATTTCATTCGATTTCGCACGATGATGAGACAAAATATTGTAGACCAAATTAAGGCAACCACAATAGCATGCATCCATAAAATTCTTTGTACCAAACAATAATACTTATCTGTTTCTTGGAACAATTGCCACCACTGTCTTTTGTTCATGGAGAAATCACTCCGACAGGAAACTAGTTGTTTGTAAACATTCATGTAATCCACGAAATCCCTTAGTTGTCGGTTTTGACGTCGCATTTTCAACAGAGAAACAACATCCAAAAATTGCAAAATAGCAAACTTAATTTCAGGAGGCACGTTATAAATTTTTGCCATTGTGATATATTTGAAAAAATAATCTGGGATAAATCATATTATGTTTATAAATGCCAATTATCCAATTTTTTTGCATGTGTTGTATTCTACAAAAAATTGAATAAAATAATTCATATAAAATTATAATATTGCTGGCCGATATATTATTTATATAATGGGAACAAATAGCTCGAAAAATCTTCACACTGTCAAAACTATAGCCAATTCAAAAACAATTTTGACTACGTTGAATAATTTTATTGGCAAGAATTCTAATTTTGTAGAATATATTTTCACCAGACCACCGTGGATTCAGTACATGCAACCATGGAAAATAACCGACACTGTCATTAATCCATATGGTCATTCGCTGATCAGATATTGTAACAAAAATCGAGACGTCATCATGAATGTCACATCCAGACCCAATGCATTAGTTACATTTTCCAAACCAACGGAGTATTTGTTTTCTGGATTCAGTGATCAAAATCCACAAGGAGGCATCATTAATCGGTCCTTCGTTTCGATCCGTATTGATGGTATCGATGATGAAAAAATTGAGAAGTTGGACAAATTTTATCATACATTGGCTGAGCAAAATCAAAAGGGCGAATGCCAATTTTCCATGTTGACACACGTAGTAACCAACCAATATAGACCATTTTTTCACACAAGTTTCAATGGTAATAGTGCTTACTGGACCTCCAAAGGCCTGGCAGAAATTGGTTTATTGGACAAAGAATCCAACTGGCCACTGTGGATCTTTTTCAAGATGCTCTACCAATGGCATGGTCGTGATATTAATGTTATTTCTTATCGCTCTGTCCAACATGATATTGAACCCAGTGGGGCACTGGTCTATCCTTTTTACTGGCTGAAAAAATCATACAACGATATATGGAATCTTGAAAATTTTTCCAATATTGTTTTGAATCCCGTTATCAAGGGTGATCAAGTCGAAATCGAAATTATTAATAATAAAAATAATAGGATTCCCACGGATAAATTGATTAATGTCTTGGATAATTTGAAGAACAAAATGAAATAATTTCGTTAATGATTTCAACAAAATCATTAACGAAATTATTCCATCTAATTCTGACACATCTTGTTCCAAGATTATTTTAATTGATTTTGTTATGTCATTATCCATGAATTCGCTACATACCACACATCTACTTCCCAACAATTGTTGTTTAATTTTTCCGATTTCGCTACCATTAAGAGAAAACATAGATAATTCACCCAAGCCGTGTAAAATTTTTCCATAAACAATGACGTCAGTTTGGTTCAATGTCATATTCAATTTTCCAAATTTATCACATTCAATATATCTTGAATTAATATATTTCCCCCCCGTGAGATGAATGATTGTGGAGTACAACATGATTTCCCTTCATTATGATATCTGTTAAATGACTGATTGTGGAGTACAACATGATTTCCCTTCATTATGATATCTGTTAAATGACTGAAATTGATGATCGTTTTTGGGGTTGAAGTCCTTGACAGTGGATTTGTAAAATGACATAATAATTTTGTCACATTTTTTTGCCCGCAGAATTAGAAATTGTCCGTTATCAGCCAAACGAAGACTTTTATGTCACATCAGGACATATTATTGTATATAATGGTGTCAAAACCAAAGCCCGCAATATACCCGGCGCCAAACGAGTCAAAGTAAAACCACAATCGGTCTATTCTATTTGCACTGAGAACCGACAACCTATTTTAATTAATAATTTGGATGTCATGGCATATGAATATGAAGAATGGTTAAACTATGCAAAGACTCATAATATAGCTTGGATCGATAATACATTAAAAATACGATCAGATGATCAATTGGAATAAATTTTCGGATTTTTTGGATAAAAATTAAGCAAATAATTTTTATCCAAAAATGACATTTCATTAAATGGCGGCTTCCGGGGTCAAGTATTCTGAAAACAGAACATCATCCAACCAATGCAAGATCCGGGCATTAACATCGTATGGAATACCAATTACATTTTGAACGTTGCCACTAATATTTGGTTCCATAATCATCATATCTGGTGTTTCTTCTAAATAACTGGAAATTTTGTAATCGTCCCGGATTGTTGCCTCATAAGATTCTGCGCTATAATTTTCTGTCATAGCCAGATACAATGTCAGCGGATCACATAAATTTTTATGTTGGGATAATTTATTTCCTTTGTTACAATACAACCAATCCAACATAATGGCCCTGGTAATGTTGGGAACTATTGAAATTGAAGTTTCCATAATTTGTTGCCAGGTGTTATATATATCCAATGGAATGGATACGTTGACTTTTCTCACGAAATCAGATCCAATTAATGTCAAATAGTTGGATTGGCTAGATAATTTTTCCAGAACAATTTGTGTGATTTTGGGACAAATTCCCCAATTATAGCCCAATTTGTTAACACGAATCACACCATCTGTATCAGTGGTTCCAAAGCCTCCACCCATGACATACAAATTCATGTTGGTGTAAAGCTCGGCTTGTACCAAGGCCAAATCATGCATTGGTCCAATGGAAACAATAGTCAGACGATTGGATGCGGAGTATTTTGACAGAGTTTCCACCAAAAAATCCGATCCTGATTTTGATTCAATGGGCATTTTGTCCATGAATTCTTTTCCATAAATTTCGTGATAAGCTTTCATAAAGTTGGGGAACCATTGTTTTTCGCCCAAGCCCTCATCATAAACGCCCCCTGGCAAACCAAAAACTTTTGGAAACAAATCGTTGTCTGCCAAGAATTGTTTTCTGTGAGATTCCACATAAACATCACTATAACCGATGCCATGACCCACATAAACTGGAACATGACCCAAACCAATTTCCCCCAAAATTAATTTGATTATTTTGGCTCGCTCCCTGCAATAAAAATGACAAGCAATAATTCCAATCACATTGAGATTGGGCATTTTGGGTAACATACACAGGGTCAGCACATCATCAATGTCAACTGATCCCACATCTGTGATAATAACAATGTCTTTCTTACTGGATGCACTCATGATTTAAATTCAAAGATAACCTAATTTGCTAAAATCAAAAAATATATGGTAATATATTCCGAGTTAAATATTGTTGGAAAATTTATTAGACTATTCTAATATTTTGAAAATCAATTTTTTCGCCGAATGAAAAATTGAAATACTTATTTCTAATATATACAATAACATTCCTATTTAAAGAATTCGACGTCAAATGGATTTGTGTGTATCTTCGCCACAATCGCCACAAGAATTTGCTGATGAAATTGTTTATGGTTTGATGAGATTCGAAATTAATTATTATTATGATATTGAAATACCAAATTATTGGATTTTAATGACGAGTAACAATCTGGAAGACGTAGCCAAACATTTGGAAAAAATAATTATATTGAACAAAAACAAAACTAACAAGGCCAACAAAATATGCACCAACAAAAATGAGCCACATTATTTAATTTATGAAACGGATGTCGTGCATGCCCAAATGATTTCCTATTGTTATGTTATGTCACATCCAATATCTTGGGTGAAAATATATTTGATCAAACATAAATGGAAATTATATTGGCAAAATAATAACAATGTTGATTTCTACAAAAGAATTTATGCTTGTATGAATTTAATCCGGGATTATGTGATACATGTTGATCATATTTTGGAACTGCCGACCGCTGAGTTAATCCAATGGTATGTCAAAACTTTTGGCAAGAAACCCAAATTTATTTTTGGAAAACGTCGAAAAATGATACGGGATTTAATCGCGCACAAACAAAAAGAATTGACAAGTCATTAATTATAATAAATTTCATTCCGGAACAGCAATGATTAGATCAACATTTTCAAGGAACTCAGATCCAAAAACCAAATTTTCACCTCTGGCTGATAAAACTATAATGTTAAATTTTTTGGGATATTCACATATGACAATAGTTTGATTGTCGGATACAATACTGCCCAATGACAAACGATCAGGGGCATATGGAATAACTTGCAAAACAGCATATCTAAAATCACTTAAAATAATAATATGAAGTAAAGACCGTCGCCTGTCATACAACAAACCTTCAATATTAATGTTATTCGAGGAAATGGCATTAACAATTTGATCATATTCTCCGGGTGTACGCAGTTTCCAAATGTACGAGTTAAAGTACGTCGATAAAGGTTTTCTGGGCTGCACCGTGGCTGTCGGAGGTGCATCTTGGAAAATTGTTTTGGCTACGTCATTATTTGACGTCCACACTACTGTTCGACCGGTCCGGATAACAAATGATCCAAGAATCATTTCACCTAGTTCCAGTAAACTTTTCCTGAAAGCGTTGTAAGTGTCGGGAATTTTGGGAAAAGGTAAAACAAATCCTGTCACACGATCGATATAGTCGTCCGATAATAAATGAGCATCTTCAGGCAATGTGGCCACATACAAATATTTTTCTAAAAAGGCCCAACCTCTAATAAATTCTGGTATTTCATCCACGGTCCAACGAAATTTTTCCACCGGATAATAAATGCTTATGACCAAATCTGTATGGGCATCCAACCCGCCCACGAATGCATTGACAAATATATTAATTATAGCCTGGTTATTATAATTATCGTATAAAACTTTAAATTCGGCAAGACTGGCACGTGTTTTGGCATATCTGACATTAGTGTCAATGTTATTTTCCGTGATAATTTGGGCATTTTTTCGGAAACTGGACATGAGTGCCGGACTCCATTCAATGGTTCGTCTGGCAATATTATATTGTTGTAACAATAAAATGTTATCTCGTAACTGTAATGTGTAAGATTCCGTCAGGCCGGAATAACACGCGGATATGATAACGTCCCTGGTATGTTCCGTGAAACTCTTCCATAAATCTAACTTGATAACAACATAAGAAAAACTTGTTTGTTGTTGCCAAGGTGGATAGTAAATATATTGGGCAACATCAGCAAATCCAAAGGTGGTATCTTGGACCAAATTATGCCATACAGCGAAATCAATTTCGCCATTGGCAATAAGTGGCGGCACGGTTGGTCCGGGTATGTCAAGAGCGGTGGCACCCATTAATTCGAAAACAGCACCCATGGCCCCAAATGCCCTGACAGTCAAGCCATTTATTTGCGATGGTTCTGCCAACAATAAATTAGACCAGCCAAATGCTCCCGGATACAACATGGCAGTCGGAATAGCATATAAATTCATTGGTTTTAAAAACTCGTTCAACAAATTCAAGCCACCACCATTGTATAGCCATTGGAGAATAGTATCTGTATTGGGACCAAATAATTGTTCTGTAAAAAATGCCAATTCCGGATAATCATTGAGGCGACTTGAACCAAAAGTGACGATGGCCATGTCTACTCCAGTATCAATCGGACATCCTTCCTCGTAAGATTCACCGTAAATCAACATTTGATTTTCGGAATCAACATATTCACCCGAACCAACCACTTCCAAAACAATTTCTTTTTGGGAATCGTTAATGAGGTCAATGAATCGTTTTTGAATGATAACTCCTACTTCAGAATCAAGTGGATAAAAAGGATTAAATCGAACGACTTCTCTCATAATATTTTATATA